CCATTCGAAGCGTTTATCGCTACGACATCAACATCCACGAAGTTGGAACCGCTTCTGTCGGTGGACCGATCATCAAGTGCAAGCTTGGCTAATTCTAGCTTCGGCTAGTTGGCATCTAAACGAATCAAACGAAATCAACAAGGGAAATACAAATGAACGTAATGCAAAATTCCAAGTATGTCTCAGCGATTGCTCCAACAGCAATTCTAGACAACGCAAGCGCAACGGCAGTGGTGATCGACACTCGCGGTTACGACTATTGCACTATTGTTTGCCAGTTGGGTGCGACTGACATCACTCTTACCGCTCGCAAAGTGCAATCGTCCACAACCAGCGGCGGAAGCTATTCAGACGTTACTGGCGCGACGTTTAGCGCTGGCTCAGGTGTTGGTGGTGCGACTCTAGCCTTGCCATCGGCTACTGATGACGGCCAGACATGCGTGTTCCAAATCGACATGCGTGGCAAAGAGCCATTCTTGAAAGTTGTTGCGACATTTGGCGATGGAACATCCGGTGGCTTTATTGCTGCTGTTGCCATCTTGAACAAAGCCAAGATTGCCCCATCAACATCGGCAACGATGGCTGACGGCGACGTTTGTCGAGTCTAGTTATGGACTTGCGATTACTTAAAGACTGGAACGGCCTACGAAGCGGATTCCGCATGGTAGGCGTTCCCTCTGGTCAAGCTGAATTGCTTATCAAAAGGCAAATCGCTGTTGTTGCGGAAAAGAAAACCGAGAACAAGCAAAACCAAAAGCGGCCAAAGTAGTGGACGACAATTACAGACCGATCCTTGTTACTGCACCGACAACCGATGCCGTGACAATCGAGCAAGCTAAGAAACAATGCGAAATTGCTGAGTCTGACACGGCTCACGATGAGCATTTGTACCAGCTTATCGATAGGGCACGGGATGAGTTCGAGACAGACTGTGATTTGTGCATCAAGTCACAGACTTGGCGAGTTTACGCGGACGATATGGAAGACTCGATGCAGCTCCAAAAAGGGCCTATCCAGTCGATTACGTCAATCAAGTATTATTCGACCGAAGGCACGCTCACAACGCTTGCATCGGACGTATACAGTTTGGACGTGGCCAACCGGACGCTTCATCTTGCATACAACAAGTTTTGGCCAGCAACAATACCACGTTGGGACGCTTGGGAAATCACTTACCTTTGCGGATACTCGACAGTTCCTCCGATGGCAGTCCAAGCAATGCTAATCCTGATTGAAAAGTATTTCCTTGGTCGCGAGGCGTTGAAGGAGCCGGAGTTTCGGACGTATCAGCGACTTGTCAACAAGATGCAGCGGAGTACTTATCCGTGAGCAAGTTCAAAATAAAGCGACATCGAATTACGTTCCAATCACCAGTTGAGACGATTGCGGCAACAGGTCAACCAGTTGTCACATGGTCGAATTACCGAACAAATGAACCGGCAGATTTTACGCCAACTGGTGGAACTGAATCGATGCGAGGCAGACAACTTGAAGCCGGTACGAAAGGCATTTTTGTTGTGAACTATCGCACTGGTTATACAACGCAAATGCAGATCGTTCACGATGGCGTTTCGTATGGCATCTCGCACATTCAGCCGGTCGATGGCTTGCGAAAAGAAATCGAAATCATGGTGAAGTCATCATGACCGTAGAACTAAAGCTAGAGCTAAACGACCAAGCAATCCAGCAGCTTCGACGCATACCAATCTTGCTGCGTTTAGGTCCAGCGGAACGCACGTTAAAAGCGATGGCAAAGCCGATTGTGGACAGGGCAAAAGCAATCGCCCCAAGCTCCGTAAAAAGCGGCTCGCGCAAAAAGTGGGGCAAGAACAAAACAGCCAAGTTCGACCCGGCATCATGGGCTAAGAACGAGGCACGAAACAACATTGGCTACGTTTACCGCAAGGGCGAAAACGGTGGCTACTTGGTAATAGGCGGTAAGAATCCAAACGCCAATTCGCTCAACTTTGATTCCGGCAAGAGACGCAAGGTTTTTTACTGGGGCAAGGATGCTGGCAAGGTAAAGCGAGTCGAGCCAAGTCAAAGATTCATGCAAAAAGCACTCGACGAAACCAAATCGGCTCAAGAGTCGGCAGGCTTCAAACAACTCGAAAAAGAATTGAAGGAGCTAAAACTTGGCTAAAAACAGAACGCTCACGGGCACAGTCGGACTAACTGGTACTACATCTGACCCGTTTAGTTGTGGCTCAGGCTCACAGATACCACTTGCTTTGCTAACTCCGGCGACTTTGACAAGTACGACCTTTAAGTTTCAAGGATCGATCAACGGATCTGACTACTATCCAATTTACTACGAATCAACCGAGTATTCAGTGACTGTTTCAACGTCTCGATGGATTGCACTTGATCGCAGAGCATTTGAGTCGGTGCGGTACATCAAAATTGTCGGCAATGCGTCCGAGGGTGCTCTTAGAACCATTGGAGTAATCATCGGAGAATAATGGCGAACACAATCGGCAAAGCACTGGTCGCAAAGCTACTCAGCTATAGCGGTGTTTCATCGCTGATCGGTTCACGCTTGTACGTGTCTGCATTAAAGCAAGGGTCGACATTACCGGCTGTTGTGCTCACTAAGATTTCAACGCAACGCGAATCGTCAATGAGCGACGTAACCAAACTTGCACACACTACCTATCAATTCGATTGCTATTCACTCGACAAAGACGAAGCAGACAGCGTTTCAAAAGCAATTCAAGACAGCGGAATCACTTCATTTCGCGGTACGACATCGGGTGTTTTTATTTGCGGGGTCGAGATTCCAAGCGGCGAATACGATGGCGACGAATCACCGACAAACGGCAACCAATCACACAGATACATCACTTCCTTCGATCTTCAGGTCCACTACCAGGAGGCTTAAATGGCTGTTCTCACATCACCAATCACCGGCAACGGAACAACCGTTTCGGGCTTAGGTCAAACCACTTTCGTCAAGAAGGTCAGCGGCATCAACGACAAGCTTGGCAACTTCGACATCAGCGTATTGTCGACGACTGGCTACAAGGAAATCAATAAGACGGATCTCGCCGACAATCCTTCCGCTGTTATCGAGTGCTTCCACATTGGCAACGCTATTACGCTTGGCGCTGCTGGCACATTTACGATCACATGGCCAAGTGCAGGAACTTTCATTGGCACTGGTTTCATTTCCGACATCAAGTATCCAGACGCTGAGAACGGCGCTGCGATGATGATGTCCTACACGGTGACCTTCGACGGCAAGACAGGACCAGCTTACACAGCTGCATAACTATGAAAGTTGAATTAGAAGTCCACACAGGCGTTCGATACGACGAGGTTGTCGTGTCGTTTGAACAATGGCGAGTTTTTGCGACTGGAGGCGATGGCAATCGCGTCTTAGTCGGCTACTTGTCATTCGATCCAAAGCTTCCGTTGATGCTCATTTGTAACCAGCCAATGAACATTGTTGCCGAGCTGGTTCGCAAGTGTTCAGCGATTACAGGGCGTGAAGTGTTGCCACCTTTTGAAATTGTCATGCCTCCAGAAATCGACAACGAGGCTGGCGAAGATAACGACGACGAGGAAGACGATGACGACCAAGAAGCTAATTGACAAAGACTCGCTTGATTCTGTTCTATCGCAACCACTAAAGGAAAACGTGGTCGAGTTCGAAGGGCAGCTTTTCAGATTGCGAGAGCTTTCGGAAGACCAAGCAGTGTCCTACGAACTTGAATTGCAAGACAAGAAAGGCAAGTTCGACGTAAAGAAAATGCGTCGGACGATGATTGCCTATTCTTGGGTGGGAGTCGATGGCGAACGACTTGTAAGCGATTCTGACAAGCTCAAGACGATGCGAAGAAGCTTGGCGGGCTACTTGTACGAAGAGTGCCAAAAGCTCAATCGATACGATGCGGGCGAGCTGGAAGACTTGGTAAAAAACTCCGAGGCAACCGAAAGCTCCGACTAGCTTATCGGTTGGCGTTGGAGTGGGGGATAGTCGACGTTAACGCTTGGATGCAAAAGCTACCACGCGGGACTTTGGACAAGTGGCTTGCATTCGATTCAATCGAGCCAATTGGCGAACAGCGGCTACAAACGGCAGAGATTACGGCACTATTGCACAGACTGACGACGCACACGCTAGCCAGTTACGGTACAGAAATGAAGCCAATCAACATAGATGGCTACATGCCTCCGAGATACGTTCCTGAACAGCCAAATAAACCACAAAAGAGATCGAAGCCAGAAGATGACTTTCAACAAGTTGCCGCAGCGTTCGGACTCGGAAAGGTAATTGCTAAGCATGGCAGGAACAATCAATCTCGCTAACGTTGCACTTGGTTTCGATGCAAGCAAGATAACAAAAGGCGTTGATCTTACCGCTGGTGAAATGCGGAAGATGAACCAGATTTTTAAAGAGTCAATTGCACCTGTTGATCGCTATAACGCAGACCTAGCAATCCTGAAAAAAGCTCACGAGGCTGGAGCTGTCAGCGCTGACCGAATGAAGCAGGCGATGGGAAGCTTGCAAGATAAGTACAAGCAAGGAGGAGCTTCTGCTGGCAGTGCGGCTGGCGATTTAAAGGGCATGCTTGCTCAATATGCTGGTGCTGCTGCTGTATTTGCTGGAGTCAAAACCAGTTTGAGCTTGGCAGCTACAGCCGAGAGTAACAAAATCTCTCTGGAAGTACTAACAGGTTCAGCGGCAAAAGCTCAAATGCTGTTTGAGGGATTCCAAGACTTAGACAGAAGTTCACCTCTATCGCGTTCAGACTTTGCGAGAGCTGCGCAGACATTAATTCAGTATGGCTATGCAGCCGAATCAACGCTTCCGACACTTCGGCAACTA